ATCGTTCTTCGTGACGCCCTTCAGCACCTTCACGCAGTATTCATACAGCGCGAAGCACGGCGACTTCAGGTCGAAGCCCGCTGTGGTGATGACGCTGATCAGCGCCGACTTCATCTTCTTGATGCCGCCTTCCAGCAGCTTGTACATCTGGTCGTCTTTGTGGGCGTGGTATTCGTCCACAATTCCCAGATACGGACGGAAGCCGTCGATCGACTTCGTGTCGCCCGACAGCGCCTTGATCTTGCTGTATGTGTTCCGGCAGTCGATTGTCGAATTGTGTTCGTGTATGTCGAAGCACTCTTCCAGATCCGGATCTGATCTGATGAACTTCACGATCTCATTGAAGACGATCAGCGCCTGATCTTTCTTCGTCGCCGTGCAATAGATCTGTCCGTATCTGTAGCGGTCGAAATTGCCGTAGTATGCCGCCAGAATGCCGTTCAGGAAGGATTTACCGTTCTGACGTCCCAGCTGCACGTATGACGTTCTGAAGCGCCTGTGACTGCCGCTTTTCGTTCTCCATCCGTTCAGTGATCCCAGAATGAAGCACTGGAACGGATACGCCTGCACCTGATCCTGTTCTTCGCCTTCCGCGATCGTCAGCGTTTCGGCGAAGTCTATGATCCGTTCCGCCTGTTCCACGTCGAAGTAGTACCTGTACGGCGCGGCCTTCGATGCTTCCAGATCTTCCATGTGGCGCTTGCAGGCCAGCTTCACCATTTCCCCGGCTGTTATCTTTCCCGCAAGGACGTCCGCAGCGTACTGTGTTGTCCTGTCCTGCATTACTGCGCCCCGTCCGCATTATGCGAACTTGTCAAATTTGTTTCCCTTCGGCGCTTCCGGCGCTTTCGGAACGATCAGTCTGCATCTGGAAGACACGGTCAGCCCGAAGTCCGCCGCGCCTTGCCTGCACTGTCTGAAGTACCTGTCCTGCATGATCGCCAGACGCTCGACCTGGCTGTTTACCACTTTGATCGTCTGATAGATCGGACGCCCGTCTTCGTCCTTCTCCTTCGTCTCGATCGGCATGTCCACCATCAGCGGCAGCTGTGCGATCTGCTGCGTGATCTCTTTGTACTTCTCCTGTGCGATGACCAATCGTGCCAGCGCGTCCACGTCCAGATTCGAAATCAGGTCGATCGCGCGCAGTTCCTTCACCGTCTTCCGGAAGGCTTTCTTCTGCGTCGGCGTCAGGTATGACGGCGCCGTGACCTTGTCGGCGGGCGCTTTCACTTCCGTCCGCTGCCTTTCCGCGATCTCTGCTTTCGTCAGATGTTTCTTTCCCTTCGCCTGAATCAGCGAAATCGGCTGTCGTTGTCCTGACATTTCGACCTCCTTTCCCGCTGCATTCCTTGCGGATATGTGTCAGATTATGACCACATCAGCCCGCAGGCCGTGTATTTTGGTTTTTTCGTGGGGAGTTTTCTCCACAGAATAGGATGGGCGCGACTAATAGGGATTACTGAAAACTTTTTCGATACCCCCATGCCCTTCCCAATACGTCCGGAGAATGTCCCGCAGCTGTGCCTGCGTCTCTTTTTTTGTGGCTTCGTCCTTGTCATACAGCGCGGATATGGTCCCGTGATTCTGATTCGATAACGGGAACAGATTCGTCGGATCCAGCCGTCTGTTCCAGTCCTCTTCGACCTCCACGATATGATGCACCATGTCAGCCGTCGCGATCTTCTTCTGGACATAGAAGGCGTACAGATCCAGCCCGTCGTACTTGCTGATCACGAACGCCCGAAGGCCGCGCCATTCCTTGCTTATGTAGAACTGCGCCGTCTTCTTGTTCCGCCTGTACAGGTTGTATTCCATATGCCGCGACATCTGCCTGCTGCTGCCTGCTTCACAGTCCGGGCATCTCTGGATCCCCTGCGGGATCAGCGCGCCGCATCTGCATTTATGCCACAGCATCCTTTCACCTTCTTTCCTGAACACGAACACGCCGCTGCCACCCTTCCGGATGACAGTGCGTGCCGCTGTGGATGGACGAAAATGGCACAGAAAAAAGCAGCTGCGAATTCGTCCGCAGCTGCTTCCCTCT